AGAGGAATCACCAGTCGAGTATTATCCAGTTGACATGTCCGAACATGTTAATGCTCTACTCGAAGGTGAAAACCTTTCAGAAGATTTTCATGCTAAGGCAACCACAATTTTTGAAGCTGCTGTAAAAGCGAAACTTGAAGAAGAAGTTGCCCTACTTGAGCAGGCTTATGCAGAGACATTGGAAGAAAGAGTTGCAGAGATTATGGAACAACTTTCATCTGACGTTGATAACTATCTCAATTACGTAGTTGAACAATGGATCGAAGAAAATGAAGTTGCCGTTGAGTCCGCTCTCCGTAGCGAACTTACCGAAGATTTCATCGGCGGTCTCCGTTCACTATTCGCAGAACACTACATCGACATTCCTGAAGAGGAAGTTGCCGTTGTAGAAGAACTTTCACACACCGTTGAAGAACTTGAAGCAAAACTCAATGAAGAGATTGAACGCAATGTTGCTCTTACAGGCATGATTGCTGAATCCCGTAAGAATGAATTGGTTGCTTACGTTTGTGAAGGTCTAACAACAACTCAGGCCGAGAAACTAAAAGGTCTCGTTGAAAACGTTGCTTATACTAACGATGACCAGTTTATCGAAAANATTTCAACACTACGGGAGAACTATTTCCCAACATCAGTTAANTCTGATGCAGTTCTTGACCGCGTAGAGTCCGCAGATCCATCAATGATTAACGAAAGCAATCTTGAGGGTCCTATGGCAAACTACGTNAAGGCACTTGGTAGAAGCCTCCCAAAGTAATTTAATTAGTTATNNTAACTAAACTAAACATAGAAAGAAGGAAACTAAAATGTATTTAACAGAACAACTAGANCAGAAGTGGTCACCAGTTCTTGACCACGATGGTCTCAACGCAATTAAGGATCCATACCGCCGTGCGGTTACAGCCGTAGTTCTTGAGAACCAAGAAAAAGCAATGGCCGAGGAAGGCCGCACACTTAACGAAGCTGCACCTACAAACTCAGGTGGCGGTCTCGGTTCAGGTACATCAGTTGGTTCATACGATCCAATCTTGATTTCACTTGTTCGTCGTGCGCTTCCTAACCTAATCGCATATGACGTTTGTGGCGTTCAGCCAATGACCGGTCCTACCGGCCTCATCTTCGCTATGCGCGCTCGTTACTCAGCAATGGGTGGCCAGGGTCAAGGTACAACAAACGAAGCATTGTTCTTTGAAGCTAACTCAAACTTCTCTTCACAGAACGCCGGCGGCGGTCTTGCTGGTACATCTTCTGGCAACACATCAAACACCGATCCTGTATTCGCTCTTGGCGATTCAGCAACATATGGTGTTGGTAAAGGCATGACAACAGCACAGGCCGAAGCTCTTGGCGACGGTACATCAGGCAATGCTTTTGCTGAAATGGCCTTCTCAATTGATAAGGTTACTGTTACAGCTCGCTCACGCGCTCTAAAAGCAGAATACACCACAGAACTTGCTCAGGATCTTAAAGCCATTCACGGCCTTGATGCTGAGACAGAACTTGCTAACATTCTCTCAACAGAGATTCTAGCAGAAATCAACCGTGAAGTTATCCGCACCATCTACCGTTCAGCATCAGCTGGCGCTCAGTATGGTGTTACAACTGCTGGTACATTCGATCTTGACACAGACTCAAACGGCCGTTGGTCAGTTGAGAAGTTCAAAGGTCTTATCTTCCAGATCGAACGTGAAGCTAACGCTATTGCGAAGGCAACCCGTCGCGGTAAAGGTAACGTCATCATCGTTTCTTCTGACGTTGCATCCGCTATGGCTATGGCTGGTGTTCTTTCCTATACACCTGCTCTATCTGCCGACCTAACAGTTGACGATACAGGCAACACCTTCGTTGGTATGCTNCACAACCGCATTAAGGTTTATATNGATCCTTACTTCGGTGGTTCAGCAGTNGGCGACGAGCTTGTTACAGTTGGCTTCCGTGGTCAGTCACCATTCGACGCTGGTCTATTCTACTGCCCATACGTTCCACTACAGATGGTTCGTGCAATCGGTCAGGATACATTCCAGCCAAAGATTGGTTTCAAAACCCGTTATGGCATGGTTGCTAACCCATTCGCAACATCTGCTGGCGACGGCGTTGTTGGTGATCGTAACACATCAGGTCAGGCTAACATCTATTACCGTATTTTCAGAGTGCGGAACCTCACTTGATTTATCAAATACTTATACACAACTTATAAGTGTATAAGACAAACTGCCGGGGATTTACTCCCCGGCATTTTTGTTGGTCGACCAAAACTTTTCTGCTCTTATTCTTTTCATAGTTTCGCTTGTTTTCTTTTTAGTTTCTTCGCTTCTGACTCTTGGATTTTCAGCAAGATACTTTTTTGCNGAATCACTCATTTTCTTTTTTGTTTCTTCTGTTCGTTTAGATCCAATATTGGATTGTACCATACACTCTACTCTTGCTCTGCGTTCTTCTTCTGACATGGAGAAAAACTGTTTTCTTTTAGTATCTTTCATCTTCTCAATAGCGGTCTTATCTAATGCTGCGGCAGGACATTGGTTGTATCCACTGGGCCATAATGTATTATACATATTAATATAATGGTTTTCTCTTTCATTTAGGTTCTCAACATTTTCTTCCAGAACCTCATAGTCAAAGTTATTCCATCCGTGTTTCCTGATAGAACGATGTAAATAATAATTAGAATCTCTTTCCATTGCTTCGTGCAAGTGGTTGCGTTTCCTTTGTTCTGGATGTATGGTTTGTCCGATATATTTCTTTCCAGTAACCTTGTTTGTGTAACAGTAAATGATACCCATAATAACCTCCTTGGTCGTTCGTAATCTAACCTAATAGTATATAGTCATCAAAAAACTTTTTTCAATGAACCAAACATTAACGGAACATTAAACTTTCGTAATGTTGGCCGTCAAAAGTGAATGCCTAAATACCAGACGGAGGCATTAATGACTACAGAACCATATACTGCTAATACACCACAGAATACCAGTATTCTACAGTCAACAAAGTTTACCTTTGTTATTCCTGATCTTCCATTTTTAAAATATTTCTGTCAAACGGTAAATCTCCCTTCTGTATCTACCACAGAGGTTATGGTACCAACACCATTTTCTGCAACCTATCGTGCAGGTGATAAATTGGTATATGAGGCTTTTACCATTACCGCTATTATTGACGAAGACCTTCGTGTATGGGAAGAAACATATAAATGGTTAGTTGGTTTGACCAGACCTGAATCCTATTCACAATATATCAAAGCAAGAGATCCTAAAGCACCACTTTATTTTGACGGATATCTTACCGTAAATACTAATGCCAACAATCCTAANATTCGCGTAAAGTTCCATAACTGTCATCCGACATCAATTGGATTAATCTCCTTTGATACCAAGGTAGATGCGGATATCATTCCTACTGCCGACTTTACCTTTCGTTATGACCTCTTTGAAATTGAGAGATTGACTTCCGTATAATTTTCCTGTATAATAATAATTTGATAATTAATGGAGTTTGCTTTGCGACCACCAGTTAAACTTGATGACCTAATGGAAGAATGGCATAAGGATTGTGCTATTGACTCCACTGAACCAGGCCTAGAATTAATCCGTATCTCTTCCCTTCACGGTAAATACTTACACATTCTATCTCACCATAGGATGCTGGTTAAAAAGTTTACCAATGACTATAATAAAATGCGTCTTATAAAGTTCCAGTATTATCAAGGTGAACTTGATATGGAAGAACTGAAAGAACGTGGTTGGGAACCTAATAGTCGTTTAATCATTAAGCAGAATATACCAATATACATGGACTCGGACGAAGACCTAAATAATATGGTTCTTAAAAAAGTAGTTCACGAAGAAGTGGTAGAGTTTTGTACCTCTATTATAAAGGAACTAAACAGTAGAGTATATGCTTTACGGTCCTTTATTGAATGGAAGAAAATGACGGATAGATGACCGATTTTATTATAACAAATAAGAATGAGGCCTACATCCATATCCGTTGTGATGAAGGTAAAGGATGGGAATTGCGAGATGCATTTTCTTTCCGTCCCCCAGGGTTTCAGTTTGTTCCTTCTTACAAGCAGAAACTTTGGGATGGATACCTCAGACTTTATTCACCTACCACAGGTCTGATATATCGTGGCCTTGCACCACAGGTAATGAAGTGGATCAAGGAAAAAGGTTATACATATGAGTATGAGCATGAAGATTTAGATACATCATTCTCCTTAGAAGAGGCTAAAGAATATGTCGAAATACTCAATCCTAAACACCCTCCTCGTGACTATCAGATGGATGCTTTCGTTCATGCTATTCGTTCTAAACGTCGCATTGTGTTGTCTCCTACTGGTTCCGGCAAGTCTCTTTTGTTATACCTTGTTTGCAATTATCTTCTCAAACAAGGGAAGCGAGGCCTTCTCATTGTTCCGAGGTCTGCACTAGTAGAGCAAATGTTCTCCGACTTCCAAGACTATTCTGTTAAGAATGGTAAAGATATGTTCAAGTATTGTTGGAGAGTATATTCAGGTAAAGATAAAAACTCCGAACACCCCATTATGATATCCACCTGGCAGTCTTTGTTTAGGATGCCTAAAGAATACTTTGAACAGTTTGATTATGTAATCTGTGACGAAGTTCATCAAGCACAGGCCAAAGCCTTATCCGATATTCTTTCTAAATGTACCAAGGCAGAATACCGACTCGGTGTAACAGGCACATTATCCGGTGCCAAGGCACACGAATGGGTGTTGATGGGATTATTTGGACAGATATATAAGGCTACCACATCAAAAGAGTTGATGGAGAAAAAGCAACTAGCCGAACTAACGATCAAATGCCTTTTGTTGAAATATAGTGAAGAAGAATGTCACTATATGAAATCGGCCACATACCAAGAAGAACTTGAATATATTATATCAAACAAGGAAAGAAATAAATTTATTTGCAACCTAGCAC